CGAAAACTTGATCACTATTAAAAAGTCCACCGGACACGAAGTCCAGTTTCTAAAAACTAGTGATTTCGTATCCGGTAACGCGCCATGTAGGCTCATTACTTCGGTATTAGCTGCCCGCCGTGGCAGCCCCCCATGGCGATCCCATAGGGCAGGTTAAGCATAGTAGGAAGGTGCATTAACAAAGTAAAATAAGGAAAAATCCTCACCCGTAGCTATGTATTCCAGCATCATTTCATTCGCAGTAGTTGATGGTTGCGGCAGTACGTAAACGTAGTTGATATTCTCAACATTAGAGAAATCATCTGCTACACCAGCAATTATGTTCGTGTTTCGTGCTAGAGCAAAGCGCACGGGCCTGTAAAATGGTACCTCGAATTCAATACCTGCATTAGTACTCGTTTGATTAATCATACCACCATCCCATAAGTTTGGGAAGACAGTGAGAGAATCCTGAGCTACTGTCGCAGCTGAATAAGTTAAGGCATTATTTTGCAGAATTACCTGTGACGTGCTATATCCTGTAGCTGTATTCTGATCTCTTGAGACAACTTGCAGGATATTTCCGTTATTCAGATTCTGAACATACGCAAACTTCCTGCGGATTCCTCCGCGCCAACCTGTATATGCGCGAAGCAAATATGTCAAAAGAGTGTTATGAACTTGATTATCACCAAACCCAAACCTTGATACCGGTGCATCACCGGGAAAGAAAGGTGCCGTAGGCAACTTCAAGGAAAAGGCAGTCACTCCAGACGCATTCGCCACTTCATTAGCCCAGCTGTGCATAGCTATGAAGTTATATCGGCGAAGCAGCGACCTGAAAGATACAACAGACTCTCCAAAGAAAATCTTTTGTTTCATGGTGACTAAGTTCATAGGGGTGGAAGAAATAGAGACCGATTGACTGGCCTCAGGAGCATTCTCGTCGACGTTACGAGCATCATGCTCACCTTCTTCCGTGGTGTCCGCTTGGATAACGTACATGTCCAAGGGATATTCAGCGCTCTGCGGTTCGTAGACTTGATTCCCGATGAATTTACCAGACATTGGGTCGGAAACTTCAAAGTCATCGCCTGCTGAAACAGATACCAATACCGTAACCGGCGTTGGTGCTCCAGCATCAGGTGAAGTCAACTCATTCAGTACTTCTACGACTAGAAAGCCATTGCACCATTCGGAAATAGCCTCAGCATTTGTGACCCAGACGCCATTGGGACGTCCTGTTGCTGTGAGGTCTTGCCAATTAGGTGCATACGTTGTGGCCGCCGCATCTAAGGAGCTAAGGTCTGCGCGCGCGTAAGGTTGAGATTGTGCCCAAGGGATTTCAATGGTAATATCCCGGGCAGCAGCTAAGTCTACAACCTTTTGGAACGCGACATTGTACGTGTCCTTGTTGGTAACAGCTCCTGCTGAATACGGATCATAAATAATCCGCACACGACCTCGATGATATCGAGAAGCGACAAAAGAGAACCTCACCTTAATGGTACCACTCCAAAATCGAAATGGGGTGGTGGCAAAAGAAAGGGCTGTTGGAGTGTAATAATTATAACCAGGTGGTCCAACCACTGATTGATACGCTTCCAGCCTCGGAGTAACACACATAGCAAACAAAACTTGTTCGTGTGCATCCGATATTTGCCAAGGAAATGAGGTTAAAAGGGACTCTCGTCCAGCGATGTGTGAAATCGACATTTCATCCACACTATCGAGTCCGACAGTCCGTGGATCTACTGTCAACTCCTGCTTCAAATCGAGGGTTAATTTCTCAACGGCGTCATCTATATTTGTGTTCGCAATAGATGCGAACGGACGCGGACGAGTATACATTGGGGGTGTTGCTACTGTTGGTCTTGAAAAACCAAACAGACGAGCAATTGAACCAACAGTTGATGCAGCCATAGAGGTTGCCATAGCAAATGGCCCTATAATAGGGACATCTGCCATCGCACCTGCAACTTCTGCTACAGTGTCAGCTGGTTTGCTCACAATACCATCAGTCGAATATTCATCTGACTGAGGCGTAAAAGCAGCATCCTGAGTTGGGACAGTCAGAACAACATCTGAAGCCCAAGCCCAGATTGTAATCGTCACATTATCTGACCCACCAGCGGCGTGTCGTAATGACATGTACGAATCGAGATAAAGCTTACCTATGTCAATAAAATCACTGATTTCCTGGACACGGAGTGCGTTATTCAAATTCATAAATGGCAAACACATTTCGCCACCTTGATTGGTAGATGCGTCTATATTGACGTGAGTCCGTTGAGTGCGCGAAACGAGAAATTGGCCTGCATTGCCTACAGGGTATGAACTACTTCCTGTATTTTCCAAATCTACTGTTCCACCTGTACACGTAGCATACGGTAAATAAGACGCGAGAACGCGCCCATAGTGGAATGGAGTGGCATTGATCTGCAATCTAACATTCAATTTGCATGAAAGCAAATGGAAATTAGCGATCTTCTGCTGCACGTAACTATTGGAAAAGAACAATTCCCAAATATTATACGAGGTGTTAAATTGCGTCCCAACAACCCAATTCTCGGTTGCGACTTTGACGGGGCGTGAGAGGAAAGCTCCAAGATCCGAGGAAGATTGAACGGCCTGATGAAAAGACCTATCATTATTTGATACAACTTTCTCGGTATAGAACTTTTCGGCCTCTACAAGGCCTACTGTCAACTGATTTACCTCTCCGTTATCAGTCAACTGGGTGTTGTTTATTTTAGAAGCGCGTTATTCAAGCCGCGTTGAGCGCCAACTAATAACGGCTAGGGTCTGCCAAGTAGGAACTCCCAATACCTTGTGCTAAATAACACTTCGAGGAACGCTCGGGAAGTATTTCATGATGTGTCCTTCAATCCGGTTTAGGCATATTAACCGATTGTGTAACTACAACACCATGCCCGTCTTTGGATTGTGAGTGGAACTCACCTGACTCGACGGAAGGGCCAGTTGCGATACTCATTCGCTCTCGAAAGAGCTTCTCAGCGTCGCCTTTGTTGACTAAGTCTACTACAACATCTTTATAATAGGCAAAGTCATAAAGCGCACCCGCAGGAACATACGGGTACAAATTGAGTTTTTCACAACATTCCACACATATCTCCCGGAACCTTTCAAAGAATTCGGGTCCATGTTGGAACGCATTCCTCATTGCACTCTGGATTGTGTCAGCCATTTGCCACTGGGGGCAAATTGTCTTCGACCTCACCCACACAGCAACACTATTCCTAATGGAATTCTCATCAAGAGGGCAATAACAATGACCATCACGAACAACAAAGCGCCTCTTAAGGAAATCAAGCTCATCAATATCCGAAAAAGGTTTGCTCATCGCCTCTTTGTCAGGCATCGTATACACGATCCTAACTTTCGCAAACTCTTCTTGAACTGTTGTGTGATTGAAAAACTCAACATCAGGACTCACGCCACAAATATTATCATCACCATATGTCAATAGATGCACTTTGTCCTGAAAAGACCGTAGATTTCCTCCCAAACTACGGTAACAATAACGCATATAAAGTGAATTAACAATACAGTTAATCACTACAGTTAATGGGTTACCGGAAGGCATAGATCCCATGAACTGCACCAAATCACCATTAAAATGGCAAAAATTGAATGCGATATCAGTTCCTATGGTCATTATCACTTTGAAGTCTTCCTCATCAAAGTGTGGAGATAGGAGGCAAACTCGTCCAATAAATTGGAAAGCAACCATAATGATCCGAGCTGACTGGCCCTTATCAAACTTGGAATAGTCTCCGGCAAAGACACGGTTCCTACCAAATTCTATCAAATACTGATAGAAATCGTTCCAAGTGCTACTTTCACAATCAACACCCACAGCGTTCTCAAACACTGTGGAGTGCAATTGGAAGAATCGAGTAAACATCAATAGGTACATCCGGACGACCACACAGAATCCAAAAGGAGCCCCCATGAAGACACGGGGTTTCTCCCTCTTGACAGGTTTTATGGGTTCGTCCTTCAATGAACCTTTGAATATGGGCGATGCACGCTCACCTTTAGCGTAACAGTCCAGGACATAGTCAATATCTCTCTGGATCCTATCATCGACTCCAATCGACTCTTGGTTTTCCTCCGTGGGACCAATTTGTAGAATAAAGCCCTTATTCTTAGCCTTATTGTACGGAAAACCCGCTGAAGTCTGTCGGTTCATAGAATCGACAAAGCGACAACCGGCTTGACCGTTCAAAGCTACATGCTGATTGACCTTGTGAATCTCCGCAAAACCTGCCAAAGGAATACGGCGCACAACATCAGCATAAAAAGAATCGGCACATTCTTGCATTCGGTCCCAATCGAAATGCTCGGCTAGATTACATGAATCAAGGAAGCTGTTCCTCCAAGGAACCCATCCCTTCATCACTGGTGCGACCTTCGATGCCACAATACCATGCTCCTCCAATATTGGAGCAGCAATGGTAGGCTCAACACGAGTGGTGTGAGACTGTCGAAAACCAAGGAAAGAACCAAAAACATTGGTACTTCCTCGATCGGCATACGCGAAAATCGATTTGTGGTGTATGTCACCTAGCGTTTGGGGAGCTTCTGGTACAGAATAAATGACATCACCCTGAGGTGCCGCTACAGGCGACCCTCCAGTGTCCATTTTCTGAATCAAATCCTCGATAATGTCCATCCTCAAAGGTATGGCCATTCCGTGATCCTTGTTATTGATACCAGCACAATGCATGCCAGCCAAAATAACTCCGCCATTTGCGCCAGGGACAAATAAAGGTGACCCACAAAGTCCTTGATGAGTATCTATTGACGTACGATACTTCAACACATGCGGTAGAGTGTTAATGAACTCCAAATTCATTGGAACATTCTCCACATCGCTCATCCTATTCACCTTGACCTCGTGTAGGTTCTCATACTTGTCCGTGTACACCATGACTCCACTCGTGAGTGGACACGACCCAGAAGTAATATACTTCATAAAATTGGATCGTGGAGGAGCACACAAGATGTTCACAATGGCCAGGTCAGTTGAATTAGACCATTTAATGTCGCACTGAGCGGGTTTGAAACTATACTTCTTACCCAAACAATACAACTCACATTCTGACCCGACCATCTTCTGCGCCAAATGACGGGGCAAAAGATACAAAGAACCACGAAGGGCAATAAGATTCGAAAAACTAACCTTTTTGTCCTTAATGATCTTAACCGTTGAGGAGTTTGAAGAATACTTGGATATAACAGAAGGGAATGAAGCACCAACTCCGGCCGGAGTCGGCAATTCATCTCTCTTAACTGTCTTAACCCAAGTAGACTCTTTCTCACCCCTAACACCTACAGATGAGAAATCCCCTCCTTGTGGAACATCCTCGGAGGTCTCACTCCGAAGCAATTTCCAAGAGAAATATGCTCCGGTCAACACTGCCAATGCAGCGGCGAGAACCTTCAACTTCTGAGAACGAGGAAAGATCACATTCTTCATCGTCTCTCCATATTGATGGGCTTGTTGCGATAAACGTCGTTTATAGTACATAAGCTGATGGGCAAGGCTTTTATCCTTCATATGCGAAAGTGTTACTCGCACACATGCTCTCTGAAATGCGACACGAAGTGAATTTGGAACCCACTTTTTCTCATCATCCCACTTCAGATACGAACCACACAAGATCAAAGCCTTATCAGCACCCATTTGGATTTTTTCCCAAAAAGTTGGTAACTTAATCGGAATCACCCCATCTGGAACAAGCTCATCAATTTCCCGAAAGTGACGAAGAATTGCTGGATCAATCTCTCCAGTAATATCTTCAGACGAAAATGGCGTATTAATGAAATCTCCCTCACTAAATGCTTCATCTGATTGTGGCGACATTACAAAAGGATTTGGAGGAACAAGTTTCTCCAATTCCTTGGAATAATCAGTAATCAAAGTCTCCTGCGGAGTCTCGGACCAATGCTTACTCAAATTGATTGTCACATCAGAATTCTCGCTCACGTTATTCACGTCTTTCTCTTCAGCCACTTTTTCCTCACTTGACGAACTACACTCGGGACACAACGAAACAAAAGTGTCATGAACACACAGCTTCTGCTTCTTCAAATCTTCCTTTCGCTGTGAACTCTTGGATTGAATAGACATATGGCGCCGCATCAACTTAACGATTGTTGGTTGAGCCTTACGAAAAGGAACATCAATCAACTCAGTGCCATCTGCTGCCTTCAGTGGTGTATATACAACCATCCTGTTGATTAGCGAAACTTCCTCGAGTGTAACCTGCCAAGGATCTAGCTGTTCAGTCTCCGAGATCTCTGGATTAATGAAATCTGTATCTCCGCGTCTACACTCTGGCCTCACTGATACCGTAATCACATAAGGAAAACGGCGCAATGCAGCCTCGGGTGTTGTGAAATAGTGATAAACATTCATCTCTTTCACATTTGTTGATCCGAGAACAACCTTACAACGAAAAGGGACACGGCCCTTATCTTCTAATGCTGCCTGGTTCGGAACATACGGGACATCATTCACAATCTGGATAATCTCGGTCTGCATATTATCTGCCATCTGACTTTTGGGCTTAATAAACCCTATGTCATCAAGAATACAAAAGGCTTGTTCAGTCGAAAAACCATCCCAATACTGGGCACCGGGATGTCGAGTGTAAACCATTGTATCCTTATATTCTACCGAATTATCGATCAATGACCAGGTTTTGAAAATGTTACTCATCAGAGAACTCTTTCCAACCCCTGGGTTACCAAAGATCAACATGGAGAATGGTACAGGACGAGATTGAACAGCGTTTGCCTTTGCGGTAATGGTTTGACGGATAGTCTTCAATTCAGTAGTACACTTGAAAATAAACTTGTCCTTCACTCCAAACCGCTCACCCAATTCAATGGTGGTACACAACAAGTCCAAGTATTTACTGTCACCATAATCTACGCGCCCAGCGAAATACGCTTTACACGAGGAGTAATTGGTGAGGAACTTTGTGTACTCTTGACCTCCAAAAAGAGCTCCATAAAAATCTCGATGATACATTTGATAACCTGATTTCACTAACCAACTAAAATGATCAGCAAACTCAAGGGTCAAATCAACCTTGTTAGACTTATCGATATCCTTAAAGTTCTTTTGGAAAATCTCTTCATTGAATTCTAATCCAATGTCTTTAACCAGACCGGTTGTCAACAACAAGTATCCGAGTTTCCGTGCCCGTTTGAAAAGTTCAGCATCCCGTGCTTTCTTTCCAAGTGCCACTGCATCACGAAACTTGTCGATAAACCGATCCAAGCCAATAAATTCAGCTTGGGGTTCAAAGACTTCCTTTTCTCTGTCATCAAACATCACTCGTGCAATCATATTTCCAATAGTTGCGGACACTGATCCACCATGATAGTGTTTCGCAGCGTGAAAGATCGCGACAGAGTAATCTTCTGTTGTCTTAGCTCGACAAATGTCTCGAACTAAGAGAGCTGCCGTCTCAACATAATGTAAAACATCAGTCAAATTTGTTTCTTCAGACTGAGGTTCAAACATTAAATTGGCCACTTCGTTGAGTTCTGCTCCTGTTAAAACACCCGTTTGGCGCCCAATACGCCGCTGGACAACAACGAATTTCCAACAGATCACACACATCACTGCATACATTTTGGCACTAAAGACAAACATGACACGCAGTATGCTTGGTGATTGAGGACCAAACAAAACAACGGCTTCTCCTGACAGAACCAAAGTTGATATAGCCATCCACATAAGTGGGTCCCTACAAAAAACTTCGGCAAATCGTCTACGAGAATGTTCATATGCAAATAACACCAATGGTATATACCAGTGGGGAAATAGCATAAACTCAGCAGAGGAACAATTCAACGCATACGATATGAGTGTACAATATATGACCGATAAAGTTATGCCATATTGTCCTTGGCCATCTCGAACTAGGAAATACAATCTCCCGAACGTCAACCAGACACAAAAGGCAACTACATATATCATATATTGCAGGATCCAATAATCACTCAAGTAACCACACTCATAAAACATACGAGATCCAATTTCGTAATCTTTACAAACTATGGTTTCATTCTCAAAGGTACCGGAATACCGCTTGAGTGATCG